GTGCATTTAAACGGAGGAAAAGCGAATGAGGGAAGATAGAGGGAAAGTAAATGCGGCACTTGAACAAGTTTTTAATAAACTTGTTGATAAGCGTCGAGAAAAGAGATTGGCGGTAACAAAACTGTATGAGCAATATAATTTGCCAGATTTTTTAACATCCTCTTTTATCAATTTTAACAAGAACCTAATTGAAGCTGATGATTTCACATTATTTGCTTTAACAAGCTATTTTTTACCTAAAAAAATAGATGTTTGGTTTTCAAAACAGGAGATCAATGCTTATTCTAAAGACAAATATCATACAGAGAAAGCCAATTTTCCATTGGTTTTCTCTACAATTCAAATTGATGTTGACCATTATATTGGACGTATTACGATTGGTGAATTGTTGCTGTTATCAGATGCTCAGTTAATAAATTATAACGAAAACGCTCAGCGAACATTAAAGCACATAGTTAAAGGCAAGAGTGAAACTTGGCAACCAGCGTTGAATAAGAAACAGGTTGCAAATATTAAGCAAAGTTTATTAGAGGAGAAATATATTCCAGATACTATTACGCTCAATATTCCAGATGAAAACGGGATAGAATTTGAGTATGATAAAGAAAAACTTGAATTGACTGTATATCACATCAATCATTTTGATATTACTGATGGTTATCATCGCTATATTGCTATGAGACAAGCTGTTGCGGAAGATCCGGTTGTTGCAGACAAAGTAATCGAATTAAGATTAACGAACTTCTCCATAAGTAAAGCTGCTCAATTCATTTGGCAAGAAGATCAGAAGACTCACATGAAAAAAGTTGATTCAGAGTCAATGAATCCTCTTAAATTAGCTAATCACATTGTTGCTCGTATGGATGGAGATTTAGAGTTTGTCTTAAGTGGGCAAATATCTAGGAATATGGGTTTGGTGAATGCAGCTCAGTTTGCTGATGTTATTGAAAAAATCTATTTAAAAGACGTTAAAAAATCAAGTGAACCGATAATAAAGGTATCGGTACAAAATGAGCTGACTACCTTTATTGAGAAAGTATCACAAAAACATGTTGAAATATTAGAAAAACGTTGGGATAAAAAATTTATTTTGGCTGTTGTTTACGAGAGCAAATATGGTTCTGTTGACACAGTGTTTTCAACATACAAAAAAATCATGTCAGACAAATCGATTTATGCCGGACAGAGTCTGAAACCAGTGGATATTCAGAAAATAAATAAATTGTTGGGAAAATGATTATTCTATAATATAAGGGGACAATATTATGTATAATGCGATTCAAAAGGAAAGATATCTAAAGGCTAGAACTGAAGACGGTTTTACATCAATTAGACGTTCATCGCAGTTCTTTTTTGCCATTACTGAAACGATGGAAGAGCGACTTGATAAAGATTGCTCTTGCTTTACTGTGACTGAAATTAAAGATATGTATGCTTCTTTTATGTCACATTCAATCGATTCATTAAAAACCATAAATAGCCAGTTGAAGAATTATACCTCCTGGTGCATAAAAGAAAACTTGGTTCCAGATAATCAAAATCATTATTTTGAATTAGACGATAAAGAATTCTATGAAGCTCTTGACCGAAGTTTAATTGATATAATGTTTATTAGTCGTGAAGATTTATTAAAGCTACTGCCTAGAATTCCTAATGTATCCGACCAGTTTTTGGTTTTAGCTTTGTTTGAAGGCTTATATGGTAAACACTTCTCTGATTTTCATGAATTGACAATGGCACAATTTGAAGGAAATCGTGTGGACTTAGGCGAACGCACTTTGGAGGTGTCTGATAAATTACTTGAACTTGCTGAAGAATCAGCTCATGAATATACTCGATATGATTATGATAGAGTTGCACTGCGTGGCTATCGCAAAACCGATCCAAGCATAATTAAGTATGGCGATAATGCTAAAGCAGATGTCACCGAAAAAAGAACTATGCGAAATATTCAGGCACGATTAGCTAAGCTCGAAGAAGAGTTTGGAAAAGTAATTGGATTTTATTGCTTAAGAAACTCAGGACGAGTTGATTTTATAAAACGTAAAATTGCTGAAAGTGGCAATACAAATCTTGAAGAAGTATTTTATGCAAATCGTGATTCTTTTGAATACCGCTATGGAGCAGTAAAACCAATTTCAAGATGGTTGAAAGATAACGAAAAGTTTATTCTCTCTTCAAGCAAAGTTGAGGCTGACTAACAAGTCAGCTTCTTCTTTATTTGCTACTTGCACGATTTAGATTATGTGATATAATTTACCGCTACCAGTAGTGACCATTTTTAGATTATAATTGATATATTGATGAAAACAATATTTTATCGAGGTAATTATGCAAAAAACAACTGATTTAGATGGAGTAAAAGAACAGACAATAATTTTGGCTCGTGCAGTACAACCTACAATAATTAAAGATTTGCCATTCTTGTGCATACACCCATTTTTTAATAGTCCAATATGGTCAGAACAAATGATAAAAGATGGTTTTGGAAAAGCTATTACAGATATTCCAGAAAAGTACGACCTGACAAAAACAGAAACTTATGAAAAGTGGTTGATGACTTTTGAAGAGCGCATCAACAAATGTACAGATTTAAGATATATCTATATGTTTTATGACAATCCTTGGAAATTGACATTCATGAGGTTCTGTGGGCAGTATCTTAGCAAAAAAGATTATGCTGAGTATCTTGCCAATGCGTGGATCAGCGAAGAAAATCCCAACATGGATAGCAATGTGAGTATATCAAAAGCTATAAGCATGTTTAAGCAATGTCCAAAAGAATATTTGATGTGCGAAGAAGACTTAGCTTATTATCACGCACTTCCAGAGGAAATAGATGTTTATCGAGGCGTAGCACAGGGGCGAGTTAAGTTGGGCTTATCTTGGACAGATGACATTGAAAAAGCAAAATGGTTTCAACATCGTTTTGGCGATGACAATCACTTATTACACCTCAAAGTTAAGAAGAAAAATGTTTTGGCTTACTTCAATACAAGAGGTGAGAAAGAAATTGTGTTGGACGTTATGAAATATAAGAAGGAGATTATTTAATTATGGATATCGACAATGCGATTATTGACCAATTTGCCACCGATTCTAATATTCTTTCTCTATATCGTGGAAGAGGACAGCAGTTTAATATAGTTTCAAAGGTGGCTTATTTAATTGGAGTAGAAAAGAGAATTTTTGATGCTGAATTAGAACCACCAAGTTTAGATATATATAATGAATTAGAACGAAATAAAGAAGCAAGAATAATTCGCAATCTTTGTATTATACGAAATGCTCTGGAGGACAATTTCTTGCGAGTATGCCAGGGAATCCAATTGGAAGGAAGAAGTATTATTGGTATGCCGGAATTTATTCCGCTTAATATAATGCAAAAATTATCTGATGATGGTATTAAAATATATAGTTTTCTAAAAGAACCAACACCATTTCTAATTCATATTAACAAAAACATAAAAAGTCATATAAATAATTGCCGAAATCTGTTCCCAGACTGGCTAAATTGGAACTACCTTTCGGAAATATTTATTATGCCAGATGGTTTATCGGAAGCTGGAACAAAGAAATCGGCTGAATTTTACTATGCAAACAAAAATTATTATCCATATCAACGTTATATGAATTGGCCTGCGCAAGATGAGGGGAACATACTTCTAAATGATCGCAAATTTATAACGTTATTATATAAATGGCATAATATTGTATTTGAAGATTATCATCTTGTTTCGGATGTTAGCGACAAAACAAAGGATAATATTTATTCATTTATTGATAATAGTACAAAGTGTATTTTTATTGTTGACTGTGAAAACTCGGATCCGTATAGTCTGTGTGCTGCTATAAACAATTTAGACTCAGAGAAACTTGAAAAAATCGACAAGATAATCTTGTTTGATGACATTCATGCAGCTTCAGCATGGGAATCGTTAAGTTCCTACATTGATATTCCAGTAGAATATATTCTCATTGAACGTCTTAAAGAGCATAAATCCTTGGCTGATATCAAGGTAGCTTCACGCACTAGCAAAGAATTTTATGCCAATAATGTTGATTCATTTGTACTTGTATCAAGCGATTCTGATTATTGGGGTATGTTAGAAGAGTTGCCTGAAGCGAACTTCATGGTTATGGTAGAGCATGAGAAATGCAGTTATGCCTTAAAAGATGCGTTAATATCCAACAATATTTTTTACTGTTACCTCGATTCTTTTTATGCTGGAGCATCAAATTCAATCAAAACTGATACTCTGCAAAAAGAATTAGCTAAAGCAATTCGTAATTCTATTGACTTAAATCTCAATATGTTGATGGATGACATTCTTACCAAAACACGTATTCGCATGAACCAAGACGAAGTTAATGAGTTTATTAAGCACAAAATCAAGAACCGTCTTGAAATAGAGATAGATGATAAGGGTGATGTGCGCTTGGCATATCGAGCAAAATGATATATAATCAGTTATTAAGGCAACTCCATCAAGCTATTACAGGATAAGCGTGAGCCGTACCTGTTGCTTAAAATCGTGCAAAGTTAAATCGTCGAAGGATTTTCATTAACACTATTGGAGTTGCCTTAAAATATTTTTCTTTACATGAATAATTTAGACTTGAAATATTCTATTGTTATCCTCTATAATGAGAAAGTAAAAAATAAAATTTCTTATTAGAGGAGGGTAATATCTGATGAATTTCACATTTACAGGTGAACTTTCATTCAATGCTCTGGAATCAGAGCATCCATTTATCAGAACAGGTAAGACTAAGAGCAAGAAAAATCCAAAGCCTTACAAGTCACTGAATCTCATTGTCGTCGCTGCAAAAAATAACAGAGCCTACACAGAAATCTTCGGTATGGAGAGAGATGAAATCAAAACAAAGCTCGCTACAGGAGATGACGCTACTATCGCATGGGAAGACCGTCTTGATGCTGATGTAATCAAGTCAGTTAACAGCATGAGAAAGTTTAGTATTGTTGATGGAGAAGAGTATCACGACTTCATTACTGAGCTTGATTTTATCGATTACATCGAGGCTCATGTAGATGAACTCAATGGCAGAAGAGCTATTGTTCGTGGTTCTGTTTCAAAGAGTGATTACAAGGGTAAGGTAATGACTAAGTACACTCTCAACAAGATTATTCTTCTTGATGAGGACGATACTAAGCATAAGAATGGCTTAAGAGTGTCCGGTGTAATGTTCTGGAACAAGGAAGGCATTGATGTAGCTGACTGGAAAGAGTCTAAGAAGATTACTATCACTGCTTATACTAACGAGTATATTGGCAAGGACGAGGATTCAGACGAGAGAATTTACAAGTATCGCGAGCAGCAGGTCATTTTCGATGCAAGCAAGCTTGATTTCACAAATGAGCACCACGTTAAGCTTCTTGCACTTAAGCTGTCACAGCTTGGTTGCCAGTACGATGCTGAGAACGACAAGGTCAAAGTAGTTCTTAAGAAGAACTGGGTTGCTCATAATCTCATTCTTTCTTATGTAAACGGACAGGAAGAGGTTGAGCTTACTTATGATGACCTCACAGATATTCAGAAGGCATTCGTTGACCTTGGTGAGAAAGAAGTTAAGGATTTTGCACCAAAGGGTGGTACTTTCGGAGAGAAGACTACTATTTACAAGGTAGTAGACTTCAACCTTAATGGTGACTATAACGAAGGTTACGTTGTTCAGGACGATGACACAAGTGATGAAATCGAAGAGAACATTTACGTTCCTGCTCCTTATACAGAGAGCACAGACGAGCTTGAAGAGGAAGAAGAGAAGCCTAAGAAAGCTAAGAAGGCTCCTGCTGTCGAGGAAGATGACGACGAGGATCTTTTCGCTTAAGTCTTTACATGAATAATTTAGATTGATTATGAGGGTTATTGCTCCTTCGAGACAATATAAGAAGGAGATAAAAATAAATGGGTTTTGGAAAAAGAAACGTAGTTAAAGTCGATCCGTTCGCTTACAACATTTGCCTGATAGGTGAGGGTGGAATTGGAAAGACAACTCTTATCAAGCAGTTTTGTGAGAAATACCTTGGTGAAGATGGTTACATCTTTGCAGAGTGCGGTAAGGAAGATGGTGCAGATGCTATTTCTGGCATTAACTATGTAAACTGCCCAGACTGGAATTCTGAATATGACGAGCTTGATAACTCAGTTGGTTTTAAGCTTCTCATTGAGGATATCCTTGAGAACAAAGATACCGATTATCCAAATCTGAAAGTATTGGTAGTTGATACTTACAATCAGCTTCGTGCTATTGCCGAGCCAGAGATCGTAAGGCAGCACAACAAGCTTCATCCAGACAAGAAATGCACAAGCATCAATGGCGCTTTTGGCGGTTATGGAAAAGGTGAAGAGAAGTGCGACGAGATGATTCTTGATATGCTTTGGAGCCTCAAGAATGTTGGAGTTCATTTCATCGTAATCGGACACGTTAAGCAGCGTGATGTAACAGATATCGCATCTGGTGAACAGTATACACAGCTTACTACAGATATGGCAATCAAGAGTTTCAACGCTCTTAAGACTAAACTTCATTTCCTTGGAGTAGCTTCTATCGACAGAGAAATTGTTAAGAAGAAGAAAGCTGAGGGTGATAAGAAGGCTAAAGGTCATGTTACTTCTGAGGCTAGAAGAATCACTTTCCGTGATGATAACTACGCAATTGATTCCAAGTCAAGATTTGCAGATATCGCACCAGAGTGTGAGATGACTGCTGAAGCACTTTATCAGACTCTTGTTGATGCCATCGAGGCAGAGGCTTCTAAGGGTGTTGGCGGTCTTAAAGCTGCTCAGAAAGCTCAGAAGACTTACGATGCAGCAAAAGCTAAGAAAGCATCTGAGTTCTCAGACAACCTTAGAGAGAATCCTGTTGATGAGGAAAGAAATGCCGAGCTGATCGAGGTCATCAAAACTGGTTTCAAAGAGACTGAAGATGAAGAGATTAAGGCAAGAATTAAGGCAGCCATCAAGGAAAATGGCGGCAAGATTTCTGAGATGGTTTCTTGTCCTACAGCAACTCTTGAAGAGCTTGCAGCCCTTTTCGATTGATTTGACTTATATGAGAAAGGCAGTACATAAAGCTGCCTTTCTTTTACACATAGGAGAGCACAATGTTAGTTAAATGTTGGGACATAGGAGAAAAGCGTCCTAGAGAAGAAGCTTATAAAGCACCAAACAAGAAATATTACTCTTGCGAAGAAGCTTATCTGAATATGGTCAACCAAACAGAATGGCGTAATAAATGTACTGAATATATGCAGGAAATAATGGGCTATGATGCAGACATGAAACTCCCTACTCGTTGGTATAAGTTCCTTAATGAGTTTGCTAAATATGGTTTTGATGTGGTTTATGACACTATTGATGTCAACAAGAATACGTTCTTGTGGGCTTTAGACAATAAATCTTTCAAGAATGATTCTCATGCCCTATCTTATTTTAATGCGATTATTCAGAATTCTATCATGGAACAATATCGCAAGAAAAAGCTAAGAGAAAAGGCAGAACAGCAACGTCGGCAAGATGAAATACATATTGAAACCGAAAATATAGCAACGTCTGATTTAGGGCAAGATGCTGTCAAAGGCAAGGATTTAAGTGGGTTGCTAGGAGATATCTTCTAATGGATAAAAAGAAAACAATCGAAAAAATCAATATAGGTAGAGATAAAGTAGAAGCCGCTTTCGTCTTTTCAGTGTGGAATGATCCAGAGCTTTACGAAGATTATGAGATGGTAAATGCCGGAAAAGATAAGACTCTTATCAATGACGACGCTAAATTTTACTGGTCACTTGGTCGTAAGATGTACGAACAGGGAATAAAAACCTTTGATTCAATCTCAATAGATACTTTCTTAACTGGTAAAGCTGCAGCAAAGAAAAAATATGATGCTTATGGTGGTTATGCTACAGTACGAGAGCTAAAGGCATTAACCAGTGTAGACAATGTTACGAGTTATTATGATGACATTTCGAAACGTAATTCTATGATAATGTTCTTTAATGCTACAGAAGATATGGCTGAGAATATTGAGCGTTTTGCAAATGCTTCAAATGCAGACTTTTATAATTCTGTCGAACTATTAAATAGTTCTATTGCATTAAATACAGGTCATGAAGCCGAGATCGAGACTTTAACTGTTACTCAAAAGTTCATTGAAGAGTGTCAATCTGGTATTAACATGGGCTTAAATTATGGCAAACAGTGTCCAATTACCAATTACACCACTCTTGGATTGCCTTTGGGTGATGTCACAATGGTCTGTGGACATTCCGGTGTTGGTAAATCATCTTTTTGTTTTGATAACATGGTAGTTCCTCTTGCAGAATCAGGCACTTTATGTGCCGTATTGAGTAATGAGATGGCAATTGCAGCTTATCAGAATATGCTTCTGGCTCATATTCTTGTAAGAGATTTGAAATACTGGCACCTCACAAGAAAAAAAATTAAAATGGGCGACTTTGACGAAGAAGACTTGAAGATGGTTTCGCAAGCTGTAGAAATATCTCAAAAAAAGCACCAGAACATTAAGTTTGTGAAGCTCTTCGACAATAACGCTACATTGATTATGAAGTATATGAAAAAGCTTGCTCACCAAGGCGTTAAGATGTTCTTGTGGGATACATTTAAGTCTGATGATATAGCTGATGGCGGCGAAGAATGGCTTAAGCTGCTTAAAAATTCACGTAAGATTTTCAATCTTACATCAAGGCTTAATGTAGCAATGGTTATGACATTTCAGCTTGCTCTGCATACTACAAATCAGCGTTTCTTGGATGCGAGTTGTCTTGCAGGTTCTAAGCAAGTAAAAGAGGTTGTATCTGAATTATTGATGTTTCGCAGATTGTGGGATGATGAATTCCCTGGCGAAAAAAATGATTGTCATCCTTACAAACTCAATAAGGATAACAATAAGATTCGTGAAGATTTGACTTTAGATAAAGACGCACATGCTTACATTGTTGGATTTGTCAACAAAACAAGAAATGACTCTGGTGATAATCAAATTCTGTATCAATGGGACGCACAGTGGAACCATTGGCGTGAGCTTGGTTATTGTCACATTATCAATGACCATAGAGGTAACTAATGAGAGATTACATTTATCTTGACCATGCAGCTACCACACCAATTTCAAAACCTGTCTTAGATGCAATGATGCCATATCTAACCGAAAGTTATGGAAACCCATCATCGCATCATGGACTTGGAATTGATGCGAAAAAAGCTGTTAATAACGCTAGAGAGATAATTGCTGCAGCTATCAACGCTAATCCAAATGAAATCTATTTCACATCTGGGGGTTCAGAAGCGAATAGTTTAGCGATCAAGAGCTGTACTGTTGACCATAGAGGCAGTTGGATCACTTCTAAAATCGAACATCATTCTGTACTAAATGCTTGCCAACAGCTCAAGCATTTATGCAACATAGATACTTTGTTTGCCGAAAATGACGCAAACGGACTCATTACTATAGAAGCCATTGACAAAGTTCAAAGGTGGGATAGTGATTATTGTTCTATTATGATGGTCAATAATGAGTTGGGAACTATTGAGCCTATTGCAGAAATTGGAGAATATTGTGCAGATTATAATATGCTCTTCCATACGGATGCAGTACAGGCTTTCGGTAAACTTCCAATTGATGTTCGAGCTATGAAGCTTGATATGTTAAGTGCTTCTGGCCATAAGATACACGCACCAAAAGGTGTAGGTTTTGTCTTTTTGCGAGAAGGGTTAAATAATTATGCCGATCCGCTAATCAATGGTGGTCAGCAAGAACGTGGTTTACGTGGTGGTACGGAAAATGTGGCTGCTATCGTTGGTTTGGGGAAAGCGACAGAAATTGCTATTGCCAACATGCAGAATAACAATACACACGATAAACTCATGTGTGAACGATTACTTGAGGGGTTAAATAGAATTGATGGATGTCACGTAAATTGTGATATTTCCGTGACAGATTACCGTCATATCAACTTTAGAATTGATGGAATACAATCAGAAGTCATGTTGAGCTTGCTCGATACTGTTGGGGTATGTGTATCAAGCGGTTCAGCTTGTAATTCGGATTCCGGTGAACCATCTCATGTTCTTACAGCTATCGGTCTTTCAGATGAACAGGCTAATAGTAGCTTGAGAGTGAGTCTTGGTGATGGAACGACAAAGCGTGACATTGATTTATTCCTTATGCTTTTGAAATCAAACATAGAAATGATAAAAGGGAGTAATGTTGCATGAATGACAATGAAAAAAAGTTAATGGATGAAAACATAAGACTCAATCAAGAGTTAACTGTCATGCGTGCGAGACTTGCAACTGCCGAAACAAAAGTAACTTTCCTTCAAAGCGTTATTCAGAGCGTTACTGAAGGTTTAAAGCAGACAACTATTTTAGCAGAACAAGCAGCTAGAGAGGTATGATGGGTGGATGTATCGACGCTTTCAGAACGCTTAACGGACAACATTGAGGAAATCATCAAAATACTTGTTCATTTAGGCTTTGAAGAAGACAGAATTAAATATAATCCACGTAAACATTTGATTACTGCGCCTCGTCCTGAAGACGGAGCTGATAATCCTAATGGCTTTTTGCTTTATACAGATAAATTGAAATGGCAATACACAACACGAAATGGTCATGGAAATATTTATACGTTAACTATGGAGCTTAAAGGCTGGACTTTTCCAGAAGCATTAAAAGGAATTGCTAAATGGCTTGGAATCAAAACAACATCTATTCATATTTCCTTGCCATTTGGTGGTTTCTTTAAACATTTAGACCATGAAAGCTCTGAAGACATTGAAAAATTACCAGAGTATTCTTGGTCGTTGTTACCACCTGCGGATTCATATAGTTATGCTTTTGTAAAAGATGGTATTCCTGCAACAATTCAACAACGTTGGGGAGTTCGTTTGGATCACGAACTAAATGCCGTACTTATTCCAATTCAAGATTTGTATGGTCGATTAGTTGGCTGTAAAGCACGAAACAACGATTCCAATTGTGCTCACAATCATCGTTATTGGGCAGAATTAGAATATGATAAAAACCAAATTTTATTTGGAGCTTATCAGAATTATTCTAATATCATCGCAAAGGACACTATTGTAATTGGCGAAGCCGAGAAGTTTCCTATGCAAGCAGAAGCCAAAGGATTAATGTGTAGTGCTGCAATAGGCGGTCATAATATCAGCTCTGCTCAAGCAAAAATAATTCGTTCTTTTGGAGTGAAACGAATTATCCTGGCATTTGACGAAGGAGTATCTGAAGAAGAAATCAGAATACAATGTGCAATTCTCAATGTAAGCACACCATTTTACTCTCCAGAAATTTATTATGTTTTTGATAGAGATTATAAATATTTTGTCAAAGACAGTAAGGCTGCTCCGTCAGATCTATGTACAGATGATTTTAAAGGGATTATGAAACATTGTTTAATAAAATATGAAGAAGATGAAGACTAACCAATTCGGTTAGTTCTTTGTCTTTAGTACCCGATTTGGATATACGAGGAAATAAATGAAAGAAATTAAACCTTGCCCAGTTTGCGGCAAAATGCCAGAGTTATCGCTTGATGATAACAGAGCAATAGCTCAGATTAGATGTGTTTGTGGTCATGGATTCATTCATTACGCACCTAACACTTATACAAAAGTAACTGAAGACATTTTCCCACAGCTTATTGAGGACTGGAATGTTGCAGCGAGTATGAGGTAAAAATGCAGGAAATACAAGAAATGAAAGAACAATATAGAACAGTTTTCAACAATTATCGAAAACTTTATGTATTGGCTCTTGAAAGAATATTAAAAGAAATTGGTATGTTTGAAACAGATGTTATCCGTCGTTCTGATGGGAAAAGAGGACGTTTACGTGTTGGAAGTGCCAATTTGTTTTCGCCCTTTGGTTCAAACATATATTTTTTTCCTTATCGGAAAGATGAGCAGCTTTCATCGGCAACTTGCGGTGTTATCTATATTTCCGACAAATTAAAGGAAGAATTACAACAAGATTATGAGGTGGTTCAATGAAGTTAGTTCAATTACAAATGCGTAAAAGAGCCTACGATTTGGGCTTACCATTAAAAACAGTAGACTATTATTTTGGTTTTCTGATGCTGTTAACTAATGGAGAACAGTTCTGGAATATGGTAAAAAATACACCTGAACCATTTGTTATTTTAGAACAGTGCAGTATTCAGTTAGGTAAACAGCTTGCGGTGATTTTTAAACAAGGAGATTTTGATGGGAAAAAGAGAACTTGATCCACGACTCAAGGAATTATACGATTTAGGATTGCCTGTTTATTCAATTTCAAGATTGGACTGTATCAATCATTGTCTTTATGAGGCATATTTAACTTACAAGCTCCATAAGAAATCAAGTGACAATATCTATGGCATTCTTGGAACAAGAGTTCATGACACTCTTGAAGCTATAACACACGGAGAAGCAACAGAAGCAGATTTATGGCCAGCCGTACAAGCAGAATTTGAAGATATGGAGCTTTTGGGAATCGAATTTCCAAAAGACCATGCAGGAAATAACACCATTAAAGATGGTTGGTTGGCAAACATGAAGCATTTTTGTGAGAATTATAAAGCTCCTAAAGGCAAAAACTTAAAGACCGAGGAACTTTTTATCTACACTAGCCCTGCCGGACACAAGCTTCAAGGCTATATTGACCTTCAGCAAGTAAAGAACGATGGTTCTGTCAATATTTATGACTATAAAACATCTTCTCTTTACAAGGGTGAAGAACTTACAAAACATGGCAGACAGCTTGTAATCTATGCTCTTGGTCTTGAACAGATGGGTATTAAAGTCAACAAAGTAGCTTGGATAATGCTTAAATACGTGACTGTTACTTACGAGGGTTATAAGACAGTTAAGAGTAAAAATAAGACTACTATCGAGAAAACTGTTGAAAGACGTAAACTTGCCAAAGAACTATACAAGGCGGTAGAGCGTGAGTTAGAAGAGAGAGGTTTTGACGCTATCGAGAAGAACATTCTTCTTGATGAAATGCTCACAACTAATAGCTTAAATGGTCTTCCAGATGATGTGAAGAGTATCTTTAATGTGAAAAATTGCATTGTAGAATACGAACTCACAGATGAAACACGCAAAGAAGTGGAACAATATGTTGATTCTACTGTGGCTAAATGGGAGTCTCTTGGCGATGATGAAAAGAAATATCTACCTCTTGAATTCACAAAAACCCAAAAGAATGGCAAGGTAGTGCCGGACTGTTTTTACTGTACGAAACTGTGTGGTCATTATGAGCATTGTCCTCATATTCATAATTTCTTTGACGAGTGGAGTGCTATGTCAGCAGCTCAGGACGAAGAAGATAAATTATTTGAGTAATTCACTTGAATGATTTAGCTTTAAGATGTTATAATACATGTGGTATCAAGACGGAGCACATAGCTCCGTCATTTATAGGGAGAAAGTATGAATCATTACAGTTATCGCAGTTTATTGTTGCACCATAAAGAGAAGAATTATTTGAAAGAGGCATTGTTCATTGTTTCACTTTCAATTATGATGATGCTGATTTCGTTATTTAGCGTATGGATATGGGATAATAGCAAGACAGAATCATGCTATATTGAGGGGATTGTGACAGAAAACCAGATGAATGTTCAACTTGAGCAAACAGCTGAATGATTTAGCAGGGAGAAGATAATGATTGACGAGAAACTGCAAACAGAGATTAAAAAGAGACAAGATTTTGCGAAACGTCGCAAATTAGGAAAGAAGTGCATTAAGGCTTTGGCTCGATGTAAGACAATCGAAGAGATTGATGCGTGTATTGAAATGGGCAAAGCTCGTAAAGAAGCTGCCATGATCGCAGAAGACTTCGGTTATAACGAGAAGTATATTGAGCAGATTTGGAAGGCAGATACAGAAGAACAGATTACAAGAATTTTAATAACGGCTAGAAGGGCGGCAGCATGAGTAAGACAATAATGAATCCTAGCGAAGTTGCTCAGCATTTAGATAGTCTCTTGGCAATCAATGATAAAACTTACCCTCTTGTATTAGAACAAGTAAAGCGTAATGGATATCGTGTTTTTAGAAATAGCCAGGGAAAACATCAAGTCAGATTCAAATTTGATGATGGTTCTGGTATGATTGAGCAATTTCTAAATAAATTGGGCGTTATTTGACGAGCGTCAAAATCACATATATTTAACGAGGTAAATGCTTAACGAAAAGAATCAGAGAGAACTAGCCTATATCGTGCTAGTTGACGCGGTGGAACCAATTGATGGGTATGACCGCATTGCTTATGCTACTGTTGGTGGTTGGCATTGTGTGGTTGGAAAAGATATGAAAGCAGGAGATAAAGCTGTTTATTTTGAAATCGACAGTCTACTTCCTTCAGATGATGAAAGATTTGCTTTCACAGAAAAATACGGCTACAAAATTAAGACTCAGAAGTATTGTAAAGGAACTAAAGTCAGCCAAGGTTTGTTGATGCCTATTACAGAATTTCCCGAGCTTAATTCACTTCCTGTAGGAACTTTTGTTACAGAAAAGCTAAAAGTTACTTACTATGATCCGATGGATCGAGCAAGAAAAGCTCGTACTCATACCGGAGAAACATATCCTATCTTTAAGGTTTTAAAAAGACATTTTCCTTGCAAGCAGCTTATGAGAACTAAGCTTGGCAAGAAGATTCTTTTAAGTCTTTTTGGAATGAAAAAGAAGTATATTGAATGGCCTGAGTTTGTTCCTAAAACAGATGAAGAGCGCATTCAGAATGTGCCTTTTAGACTACAAGACAAAACACCTATTGAGGTTACTGAGAAAGTCGATGGTACAAGTACAACTTTTGCCATTCGCAGAAGAGGACACAAAAAGCCTCAGATTTGGGTATGCTCAAGAAATGTTGTATTAACTCGCAATAAGTCTGCATATTATGACAAAAACTTCTGGTTTGAGATGTACGATAAATACAATATTGAGCAGGTATTGTACGGACTGCTTGACGAGCTTCATGCTGAATGGGTATATCTCCAAGGAGAAACTTATGGTGATGGAGTGCAAAAACGAGATTACTCTTTAAAAGATGAACGTAGATTTGCAGCTTTTGTGCTTTGTTCTTCTGAAGGTAAAAGACTTTCTTATGCAGAAACAAAGGCTATTCTTAAGCGTTATGGAGTACCTACTGTTCCTGTACTTTCAACTGAATATGTTCTACCAGATACTGTAGATGAACTTGTGGGAATAGCACATGGTACATCTGAAATTGATGGTTTACCACGCGAAGGGCTTGTTTTTAGACATACTGTAGATACAGACGTTTCATTCAAGACCGTTGATCCAGAGTTTCTTATAAAATATCATGGTTAACATTTATGCAAAAAAGGGAAGTTTAATAACTTCCTTTTTTGTTCTATCGTTTATTAAAAACAAAATTTTGAACTTTTTGTGTCCACTCGAAAACTTTTTTTCGCCATTTTGGTTTCGCTTAGATACAGTGGGCGCTTAAAGGAAACGAAATTTTATTCCTTCACTCGATTTAAAACAGAAATAAAAAGTTTCTAAATCATTCTTGTATTTTTATACGGAATATGATAACGTATTCTAGCTAATGAAGCAGCAACTATTTTTGCCTTAAATATATTGTGATAATGGGAGGTTCTTATGGTGGAAGTGTGTCAATGGCATAAGTTGTCTGGGGAGGCGTGTTTGCCTGAAGAAAAAGTGCTATATACCGACAAACAAGGCACAATGGTTTTTGGACTCGTTGATGAAGACAGCGAAAGTTCTACTGGCTATATTGCTTATGATTACGATATGAACGAGATTGAAGCAATTGCTTATCAATCAGTGGACAGTTATCGTTGGCAATCGCCACAACAATTTGTTGGTAAGGACAATATTGTATGTAGAACAGAAGGCGGTCATTGCGTGGTCGGGAAAGTATATTGTGTGGATAGTGAATACTTTTGTGAAAACGCAGGTGCTTATATTGGTAATATTATAGGATGTTACCAACCAAAGCCTTATAAAGCAAAACAAAAAATAATATCTTTTAAGAGGTCAAAGATTGGTATCGGTCACATAGCCTCATTTGTGGCTGCTATGTTGATATGTGTTCTCTTAGAGCATATAGGTATTTTTCAAGAAGAGAATGATGCCTTAGCTCTGGAAGCTCAGAAATACGACGCTATTATGTATTCTTTATTAACAAAAGAACATAATCGCAGCAAAACAGAGGAAATGTTATCTTCTCATGGCATGGACAGTGTAAATCGGTGTCGGGTAACTTTAAAGGACGATGTCATGGAAATGGAGTTCGTTCCTCAGAATTTCTTTGTAGACGTTGATGATAATTGGCATTATCAGTTGGAGGATGGCAGAGAGCTTATTATCACAGCCTACACGAATAATGATAGCTCAGCTTGTTATGTTGCCGATCCAACCACTCAACGCTATGATAAATTCAATAGATACTACATAGAGTTTTATGAAGTGGCACAACAATCTGAAACATTTAATTCTACATCAGCAGACGCCCAAGATGTGCAGCACACAAAAGCAGATATAATCCAGTTCTTTAACAGAGAACTGGATTCCTGCTCTTTGATAGTCAGCACCGATGGAGAAATAGAAACAATACCTTTTGATATCGACCAGATGTGGTATGATGCCGGAGGGAATTGGCACTATCGCTCCGATGAAAAAGAGTATTATGTTCACGATAATGAGTTGGCGATTTTTTCTGAAAATCAAGACACTGTTCGTCCTTATACATTCTGCATTGAATTGAGAAGTGAGAACTATTACAAACTTCTTTTTTGTTCTCTCTCCACTTGAATAATTTAGCTTTAACAGATATAATGATTATGAGCTTAAGAGAAAGGAGGAAAAATTGAATGTCTGCAATTATGAAAACTGAGGGTGAAATCGTTACTGACGGATTATCAATGGCTCAAGTTTCAATACTTAACAAATTCAGGCTTCTCGGCAGACACTTTCAGAGTGTTACAGGTAACAATGTTGTTTTTACTTTACAGCAGATTGAACAGATAATTAAAAACGAGATTCAAATACCTGCATGATTTAGACTCATGAAAGAGCAGTTTTATTTGGTGTGAAGAAATAAGATGGTAGACAATGAATCATTCTGGGAGCAGCGCCCACATATCTATGGAATGTATTTCTGTAACTCATGTGGATTCGAGAGTGCTCCAACAAAATTCTGCGGTGACTGCGGTAAGAAAATGACACGAATTATCAATCGTAGTCAACAAATTCCAGTATCAGTTTATAGAGAGGTAAACAAGTGATTATCAAGATTAAGTATTTCGATTCTGAGATGCCAAGACTTGAATTAGTCCAGGGAAAATCAGATTGGTTTGACCTGAGAGCAGCCGAAAGAATAGAGCTTAAAGCAGGACAGTTTGCTTATATTCCACTTGGAGTAGCAATGCAACTTCCAGAGGGTTATGAGGCTCATGTTGTTCCTAGAAGCTCAACATTCAAGAAGTGGGGAATTCTTCAGACAAATCATATGGGTGTCATTGATTGTTCATACTGTGGTGATGACGATCAGTGGATGATGCCTGTACTTGCTACAAGAGATGTAGTTATCGAGAAATATGACAGAATATGTCAGTTTCGTATTATGGAGAACCAGCCAATGGTTGGTTTTTCAGTAGTAGAACATTTAGAGGGTGCTAATAGAGGCGGTTTAGGTTCAACAGGAACCAACTAATGAGGGGTTATGTATATGAAAAATAAAAATAGAATGTGGCAACGAACTGTTGCACTCATTATGCTTGCAATAATTACGTTGCTTATGATTTTTAATTGTACGGCTTGTACACTTGAGAGCGAAAGTTATAATCCAACAGATGAAGAGAAGACTCAGATGGTTGTAGCAAATCTGAAAGAGGCTCAGCCAACACCAACAGATATTGATTATTCTCTTGAAAGATACAATCTTATTCGTAGAGCTTATTGGGTAAATGGTCAGCGTGAAAAGGCTATGACTGTTGTTTGTCCAGTAGATAAGCCAATGGGCTATATTGTACTTTTTACTGACAATGGTTCTGTAGTTGGCAGGTTCTGCGTTGATGGTAAGGTTTCAAGCCTTAATTCTTTCCTTACTCCAGATTCCGAATATTATGAATTTATTGCAACAGGTGAAGGTTATCATACTTATGCTAATAAGTGGATAGCAGACGTAGATGGTTCTTATGGAGAAAATGATAATGGTATCTTTTTCTTCACAGTAGAGGGCAATTATCTGGAATGGACTGGAACTTATCTGTATTCAGATATTCCTTTCGAGGTTGCCGATCCAGTTCTTAAGATAGGTGGTTGATATGGATAAATCACAGAAAGTTGGTGTAGTTCTGATTCTTATCAGCTCTGTAATTCTTCTTTTTGGTGGATGTACAAGAGCTGGCGTTCATTTCTTTAATACATGGGAATATGAACTTCGTAAAGAAGATGATAGAACCAATTATGAAACACGTAAGAAAGTTGAAGATTCTTGCAGAGCTATGATTGCTTCATATAACAGCGATCAGCTCATGTATGAGCAATATAAAGATTCTAGTAATTTAGAAGAACATTCTTGGGCAAATAACGCCAAGATACGTGCTAATCATACAGCTACTAATTACAACGAATACATCTTAAAAAACAGCTTTGTTTGGGAAGAAAACATTCCTTCAGATATTTGTGCAGAGCTGCCAATCATTGAGTGAGGTATTGAAATGCTGTTATTTAAAAGACCTAGACATGGTGGTAAGACCACTGCTTTAATTCATACTAGTGCGGTTACTGGATATCCAATCATCTGCCATTGTTACAACGAAGTTGATTTGATTAAAAAACAGGCAGAACAAATGCAGGTGCGTATTCCAGAACCTATTTCTGTTTATGGTTATGATGAAAAATGCAGAGGAAAGAAATTTAGGGGACTTTTGATTGATAATCTTGACATTATGCTCCCTAAAATTCTTGAAGAATACTTTGGTGCACCAATTGTATCTGCGACCATGACAGAGAAGGAATAATGCTGTGATGCAAGTAATTAAACATGGTAATACATATAGAACTTATGCTTGTCGTGAATGCACTTGTGCATTTGAAGCAGCAAAAAAAGATGTTGTTTTTGACGAATATGGGAATGAATATTTAGAGTGTCCAGAGTGTGGACATCAAATCGCAATTCGTCCCAAAGAATAATAATAGTTCCGACATTACGGTTGTTCATCAAGGTGTTTCAAATCGGATCACAGATAAATCAGGAAGCCAGAGCCTTCCTGATAGATCAGTGATCCTGGTTAGCCCGGATCATCGTCCCAGAGATGATCCGGTCTTTATGGCTCTATTACAGGTTTAATGCAGAAACAATGAGAGAGCAAAATAAAAATAATTAATGAGGTAAAAATGGGATATTTAGACATCATTTGTATTGTACTAGCCATTTTGAAAATCTTTAATTTGATTTCATTACCTTGGGTACAGGTACTTATTCCATTATGGGTAATGATTATCATTGGAATTATCAAGGCTATTATCGTTACGTATTACAAAAAGAAGGGAAGAACATGGTTATGAGAAATCCAGAGCGACTAGTTCCCTTTTATATTGAGCTTTTAAATGTTCATCGTAAATCTTTCCCAGATTGGCGTTTTGGTCAGCTTATGGAGAATTTTAGACGTTGGCACCAAGCTCGTTATGGTGTAGACATTTTTCATCCAGAAGAAGATGAAATGCTTAATCGTTTGTACAAATACGCCAATGAATCAAGTCCTTGTTTTAGAGTATGGGAGGTAACTAAAAATGAATGAGATTTTAGAAGCATTTGAAACTGATGAATACAGAAATTATTGCAAGGAAATGCTTGATTTATTTCCACGATCAACCAATCCTCGCTTTGATGCTTCTTATATAATGTTCCATCAGGTTAATTCCTTGATTGCAGAGCAACCAGCTCTCAATCGTCCAAAACATAGAGATGCAATCCGAATAGCCGCCATGTTCTACTGGATTGGAGGTAAACCAGAGATAAGTGCTCAATTTATTGAAGATGTTTCACCTAAACAGCATGATTTAGATCCAAGAATTAAAGCCTATATTGGTAATTTAATTCGTCCATCGGATAGCAAAAAACTAGATTATAAACTCGTTGAAGTTGCAGCTGCTTCTCTCTGTTTATACCCTCAACTCTTTGACCAGATAAGCTATATGATTTGGCTTCGTGATTTTGGACATTTCAGATTACCTTTGGGATTTCAAACATTTTTAGAAAAGATTGGAGATTAAATTATGGACTTACAACAGGTTACAGCCTCAAATTTTACTGAAGTCACTGGCAAGGTTCATATAGAACAACGCTCTTTAAGCAAGAGAGAATTAGAAGCGATGGATGAAGCTCGTGCATTAGGAGCAGATGGCATTGCTAATGCACCTGTATCTTTGGCTGGTATATTCAATTATATCAACAGTGTAAGGTATGGTGGCAAGGCGATTTTTGCTAGAATTGAAACCGCTTCAGAAACTTCTAAGTATCAGACAGGTTCAGAAATTCTTGCAATTTATTCCACAGCGTTTATTTACAATGTTGCAGAGCGAGTACATGGATGTAGAATTGCAGAGATTCAGCTTGATTGTGGTGATTACATGTGTACTGATATGGAAATACCTTATAAACCGCAGCCTGCCTATTATTCTTGTGGATTTTCAAAGCGTTCTTTGATTCAGTGGAAAGATATGGGAGAAATGAACAATGCACAGTTTGTGACAATGCTACTCATTAAATTGCGTACAGCTATGACAGAGGTTGCTACCAAAGCTCTTGATGTTCTGATTTATTCGCAAGCATCTATCAATCAGCCTATTAGTTCTGGCATGGCAAAGAGGCAGTGCAAACAGTTAATGGAAGATTTAGAGAAACATGTTAAAAAGGAGTTTTGATAATGGAATACAATTTCGAAGACATTGTTAGCAATGTCAATGTTTATGGATTGTCAGAAAGCGTTAAGGCTTCAGGTTATCCTATGAGAACTACTACAGGATGTGATGGCGAATTAACTGAAAAAGATGTTAAGAGAGCACACAATCTTGGCATGACAAAAATTGGTGAAGGTCACGATCAGTTCCTTACCGGAATCACAGTTCAGTTTGACCTTACCTTTACAAATAAAGCATGGGTAGAAGCTGAGAGATACAGATTCCTTTATTTTATATCATCATGCAGTACAATGCACCGCATTGCTAAGTTTGACCTTGACAATGCCTATGATTGTCACGTTGATTCAAGAATCATCGACATTATGAAAGAGAAAGTTGCTGCTTACAACGCTCTTCCAGAAGATGCTCCTGCCGATGTAAAAGCAGAGGAATACTTGAATATTTTGTATTCAAATCCTACTGGCTTTAGACTTACAGCTCGTATGACTACAAATTACAGGCAGCTCAAGACGATTTACAACCAGAGAAAGACACACAGACTCCCAGAGTGGAGAGCTTTCTGTCGATGGATCGAAACTCTTCCTATGGCTGAGTTAATTACAGGCCAGATGGCATGATGAGTCAATTTGATTTGTTTAGGAAGGAAAGAATGATGATTACAGATAGAGACATCAATTACATAAAGGCTCTGAAAGGAGCCGAAGAGAGCATGGACGAGTTCATTGAGCGTATTGATAACGCATGCAAAATCATTAAAGAACGAGAAGAAAAATCTCAGCGTTATTTTGAGTTTGATGAAATGATTCAGCGTGCCGGAGAGATTATTGGAACTAAGAGCATTAATGTAGAGCATCTTAATGATGGCTTCATCAAATCAATCAAAGTGCAATTTTATCTTTAATAACAAGGGGTAGATTCAATTGTGAGTCTACCCTAAAAATATAGGAGGGTGTATGGAAAACTATCACAGACACAGTTATTACAGTAATATTTTTACACCGGATAGCGCAGCTTCTAATGAAGATTATGCTAAACGAGCTGCGGAATTGGGACACAAGACTATATGTTCGTTAGAACATGGATTCCAAGGATATTATTTTCAGACTTACGAATTAGCGAAGAAGTATGGCTTAAAACCTGTTATTGGAGCAGAAGCTTATTGGGTCAAGGATCGTCTGGCTGAATATTCAACTGTTGATAAGAATGGCAAGGAGCATACTGTAAAAGACCGTAGCAATCATCATATCGTAATTCTAGCAAAGAGTAATCAAGGCAGAGAAGCTATGAATGATGTGCTTTCAGAAGCAAACATTAGCGGTTATTACTACCGTCCTCGTGTAGACTTGGATTTGCTTATGAGTCTTCCACCACAAGATGTAGTAATTACAACAGCTTGTATTGCTTTTGATGGTTATGATGATGTTGATGATATTATTTTGCAGTTAAACGACCACTTTAGAGAAAATTTCTTCCTTGAGGTCCAATATCACAACACTGATAAGCAAAAAAATTGGAACCAACATCTTTTAAATCTGTCACAACAGCACAACATTAAGCTTACTGTTGGTATGGATAGCCATTACATTTTGCCAGAAGATGCTAAACTGCGTGATTATATTCTTGAAGCAAAGCAGATGCATTATGACGATGAAGAAGGCTGGTTTATGGATTATCCAGATAATGAAACCGCTTATCAAAGATTTGTAGACCAAGGTGTTCTTTCCGAAGAACAGATAGTTGCAGCCATCGATCAAACTGATATGGTTCGTGATTTCTGTGATTATGAAGGAGTAAAAATCTTTACAAAAGACATTAAACTCCCAACACTTTATCCCGACCTTACCAAAGAGGAAAAAGACAAAAAGTATTCAAAGCTGATTTCTAAGCAATTTAAAGAATACATGAAGAACATTCCTGAGAGTCAGTATCAACGTTATTTTGATGGTGTAAAAGAAGAGATTCAGACCTACAAAGATACAGGCATGTGCGACTATCCCCTTTTGGATTATGCAATCATCAAAGATGCTGTAGAGCATGGTGGACTGATTACTGACACAGGTCGTGGATCAGCGGTTGGTTTCTTTACAAACACTCTCTGTGGTTTCTCAAAAGTTGATAGATTTACTTCTGCAATTAAACTCTATCCAGAGCGTTTTATCTCTACAACTCGCATTCTTGAGTCACATAGCTTGCCAGATATCGATATGAACTGTGGGAACGTTGAGGTTTTTGAAGCTGCTCAGAAGAGGGTTTTGGGTGATGAACATGCAGAGCCTATGATGGCCTTTGGTACGCTTAAGAAAAAGTCTGCATTTAAGCTATATGCAAGAGCCAAAGGTATGGATTTTGACCTTGCAAATCAGATTTCTGAGCAGATTGGTAAATATGAAGAAGCCGTTAAGAATGCTTCAGATGATGATGAAGCTGCCGAAATCGACATCTACGATTATGTAGACCACCAATATGAAGAGTACATTGAAGATAGTAAACCTTATTGGGGAACAGTAGTAGATAAGAAAAAAGCTCCCAGTGCTTATTTATTGTATCAAGGCAATATAAGACGCGAAATCGGACTCCTAAAATGTAAATCAGAGACTACAAAAAAAGAGTACATCACTTGCGTCATCGATGGAGCAATCGCGGAGAATTATAAATTTCTCAAAAACGACCTTCTTAAAGTTGATGTCGTACTCCTTATCAACAAGGTTTTTGAACGTCTTGGCATTGAGCATTTTAATGTCAATGAACTAATCAAAAAGGTTGAGGAAGACCCATCGGTATGGGATATTTATGCTAATGGCTATACGATTGGTATAAACCAAGTAGAAAAAGAGGGTAGTAGACATAAGTGCATGCGCTACAAACCTCACAACATTTCTGAGCTTAGTGCTTTTGTGGCAGCGATTAGACCTGGTTTCAAATCCATGTACAAGAGATTTGAGAACAGAGAAGATTTTTCTTGGGGTATTCCAACCTTGGATAATCTTTTAAGAACAGAAGAACTTCCGGTTTCATTTTTGTTCTTCCAAGAACAGGTTATGTCTGTCTTGAACTATGCAGGATTCCCCATGTCAGAATGTTATGGAGCAATCAAGTCCATAGCAAAAAAACACCCCGAAAAGGTTCGTCCTCTTAAGCAGAAGTTTATCGAAGGATTCCGCGACAAGCTTATTGAAGATGAAGACTTGATCCCACCAGAGGCACAAGAAAGTGCTGAAAAGGTTTGGACTATTATCAATGATAACTGTGGGTATGGCTTCAATAGTGCGCATGCTTACTGCATGGCTCTTGATAGCTTATACCAAGCATGGCAGAAGGCTCATTATCCGTACGAGTTCTACGAAGTGTTGCTTAATCATTACTCTGATAAAGGTAACAAAGACAAAGTTACCGACCTTAAAGTAGAAATGAGAAAAGCTTTTAGCATTACTGAAGGGGCTTATGAATTTGGTAAGGACAATCGTAGGTTTGTAGCAGAACCAGAGCTTCATCAAATCAATCCTTCTTTGGTATCGATTAAGGGTATTAGCCAAAGGGTTGCAGACGATTTATTTAAACTAGGACAGAAGCACTTTGACAATTTCATAGATTTGCTCGATGCATTGAAAAAGACTGCTTG